ACAACAAAACCAAATTGGACTCTTACAAATCCAACATCAGGAAATGCTTTCCAATTCACAGAGACATATTCTGGTCCGGGTCTACAAAACGTAACGTCAATAACAAGAGATATAACAACGGAATCCGTTACTACTACTACCTCTGTATTCTCACAATAATACTTAGTCCAGTAAAGGTTTTAGCCAATGCTGTAAGTCAAAGTAACAGTGGATCTGTTACTAATCAGAACTGGAATGTAAACAACGGTAGTTTTCATACTAATCAGTATGGAGGAAATATTGTTTGTCAGGGTGCAATGATGACTATAACTCCTTTTACTACCTTCAATAGTAACTATAGAAAACCTTTTGATCATAGATATGAAACACCTGTATATGACCAGACTGATATAGTTGGTGACTTTGATGATGATGGTAATGCTATAGGTGATGGTACACCTGATAATCCAGGAGATATTTTATATTATCAACAAAACTATTCTGGTACTAACAAAGATAGTTATGCAGTTGGTACAGGTATAACTCTAAACTTTTCTATTCCTTTAGATAGACAACTAGGTAGGCAATGTAAAGAAGCAGCACAGACACAGATAAACATACAGAAACAAAAGCTTAAAAACCTAGAACTAGACTGGCATATGGCAAGATTACGTCACTGTGGTGAGAAGAAGTTGGCTGGTATTCAGTTTGCAAAAGACAGTCCTTATTACAACATTTGTAAGGATATAGAAGTTGTACCTAAGAAGGGTCAGGTTTTACCTCATCGTCATTCTTTGACTTCCGAGAAGTAACTTTTTTTACTAAATTCTTTACTAATGGTTTTACAGCATTGATAAGTAATGGAGTAGTAGCAGCGACCAGAGCAATACCAGCAGCAGTAGAAGCAGCTTTAGCTGAAGGTAGATATTGGTCGATGAACTTTGTGTCTTCATAGAGTGTTATGCACTCACTTTTATCATCTGATAATTTATGAGATACGACAACCTCTAATTTTTTAGAGTTTCTAAAATCTCCAACTCTTTGATCTTTATCACCTGGGCATTTTATAAAAAACTCTTCTTTCTTCTTTTCTGGTAATTTAGGTTTTTTAGTTTTTACTTGTGGTGTTGGTTCTTGTTTTCTTTGTTGTGATTGTTGCTTAGTTTCTATTATTTGTATTTTTCTTCTGTTGTATAACAAAGGTTCAAAAGTAGGCATTGAACCATAAGGGCAACTAATTACAGTTCCCCTCGGATCATCGTTATATAAGGCCGTATTCTTTGGAGAAGCATCTCTATGATACTTTACACATCCAGGTAATTTTAACGATGGTAGAGGTACGTTTAATACTTGATAGGGGTTATGTACTGGTATATTTATCTGCGGTATTTTTATTTCTGGTATTTCCATTACATAGGTAATGAAGGTCCACTAAACTTTGGTAATTGTTTTGGTATTTCGTTTTTCATTTTATCTTGTAAATCACCCATAACTTTATTTTTAAGGTTACGTTCAAACTCTGGTGATTTCATATATTGAATTGCTAAGTAAGCCCCTACACTCATTGACGACACCATCAGGAATGAAATAATAGAAAGGATGTTAGCTATTTTATTAAACATGATAAAACTTGCAATAATAAGAGCTATGTCAGTGATGAGTATAGCTGTATTACTGCTTATTATAGGTCTATCACCTTTGTACGTCACTATGAGCCTTGTGACAAGGCAGATGCAACATAAGACTAATTAATCAGCAGCTTCGGGTGTATTTCCCTCTGCTACCCACGCAAGGTACTCTTGGTAATCGGTGTTTGCTTCGTCTTTACAAATACAGGTATTATCAGAACGCATAATTGAATTTGAATCTTTTATTAGTTTATAAGTGTAAGTCATAATTCTGCTGAGATGTCTCCTGTAAGTTTAATCCAAGCACCAGAACTCCAGTTATTGTTTTGATTATGAATAGCAACCGATAAAGTACCACCACCACCAACAAATCTTGTGTTACCTATAACTGGTGAACCATTATTACCAGAATGTGCCGTGAACGAGCCATTAGAAAGACTAGGTGATGCTCTCATTTCTACAGGATGATCTAATCTTGGATTGTAAAAGTCCGAGGCATTAAGTGCATTACCTATCAGTCTATCTTGGCATCTATAGAAATACCTCTGACATAAAGCAAGCTCCTGACCGAATGTCCTATGCTCAAAATCTGTTGCAACGCTGCTTACTTCTAATTGAACTCCTGTAATTGACCAATCATTATTAGTACTTGAGGCAATATTAACTTGGGATGAATGAACTCTTCTATTAGTGGTATTATGCCAAGTTCCATCGCTAAATGTTCCACCTTCAAAATTACTTCCATTAGAAAGCCAAAAATTACAAGTCAGTCCTCTTGTATTATCATCAGCTATTGCATTAGATGTATTACCTGTAAAAGTAATAGTTTTCCTTTCCCAAGTGTTAGCAGAAGAAATAGTATAAGTTTTTGAATTAAAATAATCTCCATCATTCATATAAATTTCAAGTGTGTAAGTACCTGTTGTTGTGCTTTTTACATAAAAAGATATTGTAATACTTTTAGCCGAAGATAATCCGTAATCTAATTGTTGAACATTAAAACCTTCAATTGCTTGATCTACTGAAAGATAATCACCAGCACCAATAGAAGTATCAGCAGTAGTACAATCAAGTCTTAAGCTTTTTGCAAATCCACTAGGTGCATCTGTAGATTGTGCCAAAGTAAAAGTTCCAATGTTATTATTAACAAACCGAAATCTATCTGTGCAATAATATCCTGTTGTAGTTTTACCTGTTGCTGATGTAGTTCTTTGACTAACAATTTGTGACCCATTTATTATTAAATTACGATTACTTAGGTTATTAGTAATATTGGCAGTGCAAGTCCCAGAGCTATTATCAATACTGATGGCAGCCGTACTAGCACTTACTCCTTTAATACTGTTGACTTTTATTTCAGACATTAATCAGCCTCCTCTGCTGTATTAGTTTTAGCCCATTCTAAATACTCTTGGTAATCGGTGTTCGCCTCGTCAAATGGTAAACAAAGAACATGTACACCATCAATAAATTTATTAATAGCTGACGTTACAACGTTACCGTAAGGGTCTTTAAATTTTTTGTAAGTAATAGTCATAATTAAAGCTCCGCACTTAAATCAAATGTAGCACTAGTACCTTCACCTTCATCACGCAAATTATCACCTTGGACTAAACTAGTAAAACCTGAAAGTGTATAACAAGAATATCCTTTTAATCCATCATTTTTAAAAAAAGTTGGTGTGGCTGTTGAAGTAAATCCTGCGTTGATCATATTTCCATAGTTATAAGTACTACCAGTTCCTTTGCTTATTGATGGGTTTGCTCTCATAGGTTTATATCTTAAAACTCCAGTGTGTATAGCAGTTGTAGAATTAACACCAATACCACCTCTTACTTGTGTGAAGTATCTTTGACATAAATCAAGCTCTTCTGCAAATGACCTATGCTCAAAATCCGTTGCCACGGAGCCTACTTCTAACTGCAATCCCGTAATATACCAATTATTTGCTGTATTATCAGCTAAATTCACACTTAAATTCTTAGCACGATTAGCATTTGTAGTAGACTCCCAACCTGTAACAGCAGAACCACTTGTAAAATCTGTTCCTGCTGCTAACCAAAAATCTAATCTTAAAGATTCATTTGCATCATCATCTAATGCACCAGATGTATCTGCTTCAAAAGTAATAGTTTTCTTTTCCCAAGTATTAGCAACATTAATTGTGTATGGTTTACTATTATTTCTGCTGTTATCTCTATCATTAACTCCTAAAACATATGTTCCTGTTTTGTTTGATTTAACATGAAAAGATACTGTAAATGTTTTTGCACTAGAAGTTCCTTTGGCTAAAGATTGTACATCATGTCCTTCTAATCTGTAACCTAATAATAGAAAAGCACCTGTGCCTAAAGATGCATTAGCTGTTGTACATTGGAATTTAGTGCTTTTTGCAAATTCATTAGGAGAATCACTATCTTGAGAAACAGTCCAAGTCCCTGCATTACCAATAGTAAGATTTATACGATCAGTACTATAAACTCCGCTAGTAGTTTTTCCTGTTGCTGACGTTCCCCTAGCGGCCACTTGCATAGCTCCGTTGATTATTAAGTTTCGATTGCCAAGCTGTCCGCCATTAATACCAGTTACGTTTTGCAAACTATTAGCAGAATCTTTTGTTGCAAATACTCCAGACTCTGTACTTGGTAAAGCAATAGTTTTATCTGATGCGGGGTTACTAGCAGGTGCTTCTATAATTACACCGTTACCACCACTATGTTTTAGTTTAATTTGTGCAGTCATGGTTTAGGATATTTGTCTTTGATAGTTTTGATAGTAGCTTTCCAAGCATCTATGCCATTATGGTATATATCATCCAACTGGTCGACCACAGGAGGATACTCTCTTTCTCTTTTGTTTTTATACTCTTTAGAAGCATAGTCAGCATTTACATTGTCCATGTTAATACTTATTGAATTGCCATCCTTATCAACAGCAGTAAAATTATCCTCTGTACCAGATACAGTTACTGCGGTTGGATATAAAGAATAAACACTATCTATTTTTTCTATGATCATGGTTCAAACTCCACTAAAGTCATACAAACACTACTCTTATGTCTTAATTTTACCTCAGCACCAAATTCAGATCTACCATACCATTTATAGGTAGTTTGAGTAGTTCCAGATGGTCTGCCAGTATCTACCACATTGATATAACATCCAGCATAAGTCTGAGCACCATTGGTGCCATTAAATGCTAAACCATAAGTATTACTAGCTGATAAATCAACTGCTGATGCACCACTTACCTCACGATATATTGTATTTTCGATTTGATCAGTACCATCATGTTGCATACCTATATGCGCAATAATTAAAATATCACTACTTGAACTAATTGGAGTTATTGTAGCTTGAGGTAAATTTGTATCAGTTACATATGAAGTGCTGGTGGTTGCAACCATATTTTCTCCATTATCAATACCAGAGGTCACAACTTGAAGAATTTTTCTTCCTGCTGATTTAGCAAATGTTACTGCATTCGCAGCAATCATATCTGTGTCAACTATTCCGTCAGGTAGTCCTCCTACTGAGACTCCTGTGATAGTTCCGTTTCCGTTTAAGCTAATGGGCATAATTAAACTACTGTGTAAACGCTACCAACACTAATAGCTAAAATTACGTTATTAGCTATGGTTATAGGACCTGCACTCATACCGTTCGACCCTGATGGGATTGTTCTTGATGCACTAATAGTAGCACTATTCTCGTAGATAGCACCACCACCAGTAGTCGTTGCAATACCTGTTAATGCTGACCCATCTATTGCAGGTAATGTACCAGTTATGTTTGCAGCAGGGATATTAGTTAAATTAGCTGCACTTATCGCAGGTAAAGTACCTGTAATATTAGCAGCAGGTATTGCTGTTAAGTTAGCTGCTGAAGCTGCTGGTAGTGTTGCAGGGAACCTGGCATCAGGTATTGTTCCGCTACCTAGATTAGTGGCATTTAAAGATGTTAATGCTGCTCCTGAAATTGCAGGTAATGCTCCTGTCAAACTAGCAGAGGGTAGATTTGTAAGATTTGTTCCGCTTACTGTTGGTAAAGTAGCTGGAAATCTAGCATCAGGAATGGTTCCAGAAATTAAATTAGATGCACTTAAAGCTGTTAAATCAACAGCAGCCCAACTAAGATTTCCATTTGCATCTGTTTTTAAAAATTGTCCATTAACTATATTTGAAGGTAATGTAAGAGTATAATTTTGTGCAGCACTATGAGGTGGTGATTTAATTTTTACACCATGACTGTTTTCTGCACAGTTAAGTTGTATATATCCTTCCGATTGTCCAGACGTACCTTTGATTTCAAGACCTGCTGCTGAAGATGTAGATATAAAATTAGTTTTATCTTTTGTAACAGCTTGACCTGCTATCTTTGCTGACGTTACAGCAGCGTTATCTATAGTGAATGATTCACTTACAGTACCAGCATTTGCGACTGTTATATCACCTTTATCACCATTAGTAAGACTAGTTCCACCACCACCTCCATCATCAGCAATAATAAAGTTACCACTAGAAGCTTGATACTTAAGAATCTTACCGTCTGCTACACCTGTTGTATTTACATTAGAAAGATCACCAATTTGTTTTGTTGAGGTTACATCTGCATTAGCAGCTATACCAGAAAGTTTTGTTTTCTCTGCATCTGTAAAAGCATTGGTATCACTATTATTTTCATAGGCTGTTTTAATTTCACTATCTGATTGATCAGCAGTAGCGTTACTTTCAATATTTGTAAGCTTTGTTTTTTCTGCATCTGTAAAAGCATTTGTATCAGAGTTTGCTTCATAAGCTGTCTTTATTTCAGCATTAGTTTGATCGGCTGTAGCGTTAGATTCTATACCTGTTAATTTAGTTTTTTCCGCATCTGTAAAAGCGTTGGTATTAGAGTTGGCTTCGTATGCAGTTTTGATTTCAGCATTAGTTTGATCTGCAGTAGCACCACTTTCTATCGCATTTAATTTTGTATGGTCTGCATCTGTAAAGACATTACTATCAGTTGCAGCTTCTACTAATGTTCTAATCTCTGCTGCTGTTTGATCTCCTGTTGCACCCTCTTCAATAGTTGAAAGCTTTGCTAAATTTTCTTGTACACTAAATAAAACTTGATTTGTATTAGCATCTAAATCTGTTTCAGTAAGAACACTACCATCTTGAAAATCAACAGCTTTTGCACTGATATTAGTATCTCTTTGAAATTTAATAGCAACACCATTACTAGGTTCATTACCACTGGTAAAGGTTATTTGTGTTGCACTGGTAAAAGTGTAATGAGTAGAAAGAGTTTTTAAAACACCTCCTACTGTTACATCAACATCAGTATCTTTTATGTAAGAAAAAGATATAGCGAAAGGACCAGCAGTACCATTACCAGTATGGTTTGTAAAAGATGCAGCAGTGTTAGTAGCCATGATTAATTAGTGTCAAGGTTGCGTTCAAAGCCTTCGTCAAGAGCTTCGAGTTCTTTGATGTATGCGTCAAGCAGATCTGGTCTGTCTTGTTCTAACCACCTCATAATAGCTCTTTCTTCTTGTTCCTTATAAATATCTCTAAATCCGTTTCTTAATTCTTTAGTAATTTGATCTCTGTATCTTTTTGACCTTTGTGAATCTATAGCATCTGGACCTTCTTTTAATATTTTTCTACGTTTCTTTACTTCTGGATCATTAATATAATCAAGTAATTTTTCTTGAAAAGACACACCTTCTTCATCCCTAAGTAAAGGAATACTGTTGTTAATCTTTAACCAATTTTCGCTATCTAAATATATGCCACCTAACAACTCATCAGGCAATGGAGTATCTACAATTCCTATTTCATCCATAAAGGTAAGGATAGGGTTGTTTTCTGATTCACTATATTTAAAACGGTTATAGTTCTTATAACCAAAACCAACAGGATATTGCATATATTTACCAGTGTATTTATTACGAACTGGTTCTAAATCAGCATCCCAACCAGTAACTCCTTGAGATAATGTACGTTTAAAACTTAAACCAAACTTTTTTAAATAATTTTCTACTACTGGTATTGTTGGTTCTATATCAACAAGTGTTCCATCATCTCTAGTTGTTTGTTTTGTTATGTCACCTTTGCGTACTTTTTTATCAAATTTAGGATTTTCTAAGTTGTATTGTATTCCTGTAGATTCATCAAAATAATCATAATCATTAGCTCTTTTTATAGATCTAGCAGTAGTTTGCCACATTGGTATTGGTATTTTTGTAGCACTTAAAGAAGCTATATCTAAATATTTAACTGTGCTTTCTGGCATGCCAAGACTTTTAGCTATATCACCTATAGAAGCTCTACCAGAGAAAGGTATTCTGTTAATAATTTGCCTTCCCATCCATCTTGCAGCTCTATCTGGGTTTCTAAATACATCAACAAATTCTGTAACTCCTTGTAAGAAAATATCATTTTGTAATGATCTCCAAGTAAGAGCCAGCACAACATTACCTGCTTCTTCTTTGTCCTCTGCATCTAATTCTGCTGTTACTTCAGGCCAATCACCCATAATTTCTAAAGCACTTTCCCAAGGATCTAAACCTGAGAATGACAAATAATATCTTTCTGGTTTTCCATCTGGACCAATAATTTTATTACCTTCTTCATCTTTTTTTAAAAAACCAACACTACTTGGTATTTCACCCAGTTCTTTTCTTAATTGTTGACCTTGATAATTTCTAGGACCTGCACCAACTAAAACCATTTCGGCATCAGGGTCATTTCTTGCTGAAGACATAAGACCTAATCCTAATAAGAAACCTTGTCCTATGATTGCTTCTCCTAACGCTTTAGACCTTGTACTCCAATCATCACTCAGCATTGCATCGTTATATTCTTTTAAAACGTTACCAAAGCCAATATTGATAGGTTTACCAGTTTGAAAATTTAATTTGTTTAATAAACTACCTGGCCTTGATGCGTCATATTTTGTGCCTATTAGGGAGGTGGGAGCAGTAAGAAACTTTCGTAATACAAATTTTTTAATATTTACTGGTGTACCAACAAAAGCATTAATAAAATCCATTCCAGGTTTTCTAGCTAAATCAGCAATAGGTTTTGTAACTTTTTTAAAATAGCCTTGTCCCATAGGTCGGGTAAATGTATCAAGAATTGCCTGCTCTGCGTTTTTAGCAAATACCTGTTGAGCTAAATCTGAAACACCTTCAATACTCTGATTAACTAATAACTTATTTATATCTTCCATACCTCTTCTAACAAAAGTTTCAAACTGATCAGAACGTAATCCAGTTTCCCAACCCTTCTCAATAAAGTCTGCTAAAGCACCACTTCTTAATATCTGTTGTTTTACAAGTTCATCACCAAAACTCATTGTAAAACGACCAGGTAAATTTACAGCAGTACCAAAAGTTTTTACTAATGAAGATATGGATTCGTTTGTAATTGATATTGGTGCAATGGATTTATTGAAGAAAGGTAATTCTACTGGTTCTTTGGTTATTGGTATATTGAGATCTTTGACTGCTCTATTAACAGTTTCTGATTTTTTACCGAGAAAAGATAAATTCTCTGGATCATTTTTTATTTTTTCTGCTAGTTCAGTAAAGGTGCTACTTTTATCAACAAATTTTCTATTTGCAGGTGCAACTAAATTCTGATTTAAAGTCCATGCACGTTTTGCCATTCTTACAGAATCTTTCAAAACTAATTGTTGAGCAACTAACTCTGCAATACCTCTAGCTATTTGTTTTGAATTGCCTTCATCTGATAAAGCAGCATAACTTATTGATTTTATAGGTCCTAGAGTCATGTTAAGAAGACCAGAAGCTACGTTTATTTGTTGTGTTTCTACTGCTCCAAGTAAATTGTTTATATATATTTCTTTACTCATCCTAAGACCAAAGGCTAAATCCTCTATCAATTCATCACCTGATACATCACCCTTTAATAGTTTTGTTAAAGCATTAGGATCACCATTTATCATTCTAAGTTTTCTACTAAAATCTAAAAGTTCATTTAAGTCTTTAGAGTCTAAGGCTTTTTCAATTTGTTCTTCTGAAGGAACTAACTCTTTCATTAATTTTTGATCTTCTGCAATTCTTTGTTGCTCTTGTATCTGACCTAAAACATTTTTATCTGTTGTTTTTGTTTGCTTAACGTTTCGTAGATTTGATCCATCTTTAAGAATGGTAGGATTTTCACCAGCTACCTGTCCTATTCTTTGTGTTCTTGCTATTTCAGATCTAAGTCCTTTTAGCTCTGTTATAAAGCTAGTAAACTTTCTCCAGTTTTTAATAAATATTGGTTTTGCTCTTTCATATAATTCTTTGTTATCAGTTAATCTTGCTTCTTCTAATATTTCAAGAGATCTATTAATGTTTCTTGCTGATCTTCTTTGTACTCTTATACCTTTAAGAACATAATCAGCTAGTGTTTCTTTTGTTTGATCTGCATAGTTGTTAAATAGATAAGTAAGGTTTGCAACTGTAGTCTCATCAGTCATTTTTACAATACGACCTAACTGCATCTCGTCAGTCATTACTTTTGTAGTTTTAGGATCAGTTAGATCAGAAGCATTTATACCGTCATAAATTAACTGTGCATCTTTATCAGAATTAGGCAATACTTTACGACTTGGAATTAAAGTACCTTTCTTTTGATCAAAGATTCCTACTGGTTTTGTAGGTTGTAAATCTTTAGAAAACTTTTGAGTTGCAGGTGGTTGTGGTCTGTTTACTAAATCTTCTGTTACTTCTTCACCTACATCAGTTTTTGATACTTTAAGCAGTTCATCAATAATGTCATCATCACCTTCATCAACAAGTAATTCAGTATTGCTTTTAGCAAAGGTATCAACATCATCTAATGTGTTTTTTTGATATTGAGAAAGAACATCTAATGATTGTTGTCTCTTAATTGGATTGTTTCTTATGCTTCTGAAGCCTTCAATCATGTTATCTGCTTTTCTTATTGTCTCTTCAGAAAAAAGACCTCTTAATCCAGACGCTATATCTGGTGATTTTTTAATAAACTCAGTACTACCACTAGCAAGTTTACCTGCAAAACGACCACCAAAACCAATAGCTTCACCTGCAAGACCCATGCAGTACTGTTGTCGCAACTTTGCTTCTATAAAAGGAATATCTTTATCTGCTGCTGAACAATGCTCAAAAAAATCATTTCTTATTGGTTTCCATTTGTTAAGCATGTTATATACGTTTTCTTCGTAAGGTGTGAAAGCAACAGCATCTGCAAGCTGACCTGCTGCAAAAAACCTTAAGGGAGTAACAACATCTTCAACTACTTCTTTACCACCTCTTTTTGACTTAACTATTTTTTTAAAACCAGCACCTTTTAAAGCTTTATTTGCTAAGTTGAAACCTACAAAAGCTTTACCAAAATTGTAAGTAAGACTATAACCAAGTCTATTTTCATCTCCTGGTCTTCTTAGTCCTAAAGCGTCTAAATTAATTAAATCTTCTTCTTCATACGGATTACCTTTTAAAGCTGAAAAATAACCTCTTATTTGATTATTTACATTATTTGTCAATCCAATAGGAACAGATAAAAATCCTCTGTAAACATCACCAACAGGTCCTAAACTATCTGCATATTTATTTCGCAGTTCTTGCCTTTTATTTCTGGCGTCTTGTAATATTTTATCTCTATTAGCTCTAATCTCGTTTAATGATCTCTTGTCTCCTAAAAAAGTATTATCAAAAAAATCTACAGTTTTAGCATAAGACTGTTGTAAAGCTTCATCAACGGGTTCAAGACCTTTAATAATAGGCTCATTTTTATTAATATTCAGTTTTTTTGCTCTGAGGGCTTCAGCTTTCTTTTTTTTACTGGAGTTATTTAGATTGGAGTCAGTCATTTACTAGAAAAGTGGAGGATTAGTTTTAGCACTTTTTATAACACTTATTACCTTTTTAACATAATCTGGATCTGTAGCATATTTATTATCTTTTAATCTCTGAACAGCTTCTTCTGCTGTATTGACATTAATAGTTCCTTTTCTATCTAAGAAATCATCATTCCATTCTTTTTTATACTGCAATAACATATCTCTTATTGAATCAAAATTCTTAAAGTAGGCATCAACAAGAACTTCTTTACCATCAATAATTTCTTTTGTTTTACGCAATGTAGCTTTTCCATCAGCTATTTCTTGTTGTGTTGCTTTAATACCTAAATAATTATTCTTGCCTGATTCTTTTTCTCCATGAGCAGATTCTAGGCCGAATTGAGCAGCTACAACTTCTGGAAATTTAATACCTATTTCTTTTGCTAAGTTATAAATTATTGGAAAGTTTGTTTCCATCCTTGTTACTCCGTTTCCAGTTCTTAATATTGCTGGTTCTTTTTCCGTTAAATCATTCTCCTTATTTGTATTTTGATTTATTCTTGCCATAGCAATTAAAGCTCCATCCTCTCCCCCAAGACCTGTAGGGGTCATGTCACTTACAATTCGATTGTCTGTAACTTGGTTATTAGAAGCTTGATCTTTTAATTTTGGTATATCAAAAGAATCGTCTTTTAAGGTTTTGTTTATTGATTGATTTACTGGTTGATTTGATTGCTGTATCGCATTTTTCTTTCTGTCTGCTGCTGTAAATGGATTTTCTATTTCACCTTGTTTACCAATAGCATCAGCTTGTGGAATCCTTACACCTGCTTCACTTTCTGTAAAAACTCCAAGTTCAAGTTTTAAGAGATTATCTAAATCTCTGTACATTTCTTTTGCTTCTCTTAAAGTCATTGGTCTATTATTTTCTTCCTCAAACTCATCCATTCTTTCATCAGCTTCATCTTGTAAAATCCTTTCATATCGTTGTAGTAGTTTGGCATCTTTATTACTTATACTTCTGCCTTGAAATCTATTTCTTCTACTTAATGCTGATTTGGCATCATTCATTATTTTTGTTTCAAACTTTTCAATATCCTTTGCATAACCTTTCATGTTGTTTATTCGTTCTTCAAGATTTTTAATAGCTTCTTGACTTTCTGAATCTGGGGTAGGATCTAGACGTTCTATGACATCTAGCTGAAGAAAAGCACTTCCTTTATCTGGTTCACCATCAACTAAATACTGACCTCTTCTTAATTGTTTTTTAAACTCATTAGCTTTTTCAGTAAAGGTTTTATTATCAAGAACACCAAATTCATCAATATCTGTTTGAAATTCTTTTTCTGGGTAATCTAATTTAAGTTTTTCATACTTTTGACTTCTGACGATTGGATCTTTTTCATTTCGATAATCTTCAATCTGAGTATTAAAAGAATTTCTTCTTTGTGCTTTGCGTAGTTTCTCTGGCCTTAAAGCTATTTCTACTTCTTTTTCATATATATCAGCAAAAAAATCTGTTGTTTTTTCAAGCCATTTAGGATTATCTTTTAATGTCTTTCCAGGAGAAGAACCTGGTATAGAACTTCCTAGAAAATTTACTAATTTAGAGGCAGATTGATAATTACCTTGAGCAACAGCTAATTTACCGATATTAACAGCAGTAGAAATATAATCTTCATTTAATTTTGTAGCATCACTACCTGTAATACCTGCATTTCTCATGTCAATATTTAATTGTTTAAAATCTTCTTGCAAACCTGCTATGGCAAGTTTTTTTGCTTCTGGATTTCTAAAACTAAATTTTTGAGCTTTAATAAATATTTTTGAATTTTCTTTTATTTTTACTGTAGCTTCAGACATTAATTGATTTTTTACAAACGTATTATATTCTTTATAAGCATGAGTATTTAACTTGCTTACTGCTTTTTGCATTTGTGGAAAAAAGAATTGATCTAAAATGTCTTCGTCTACATCATTTTGTATGCTATTTAAGACTGAACTGATTTTATTGTTATACCAATTATTAAATTCTGGTGTTGTAGGATCAATTTCATTAAGACGTTTAGTAACTGTATTACCATCGTCGTCTGTAAAATCTATAGTATCTCTTTGATAAGCGGTAGTGAGAATGTTGTCAATCTTTAAACCTGCATTTTTTGCTTTTTGCCTTCCATATGCTTTCTTTGCAAATATTGAACTAAAAGCTTGATTAGCAGCATCTTCTCCTTTTTTCTTTCTTATATCAGTAACAACTTTTCCAAATTCACCATTATCTAATTCTTCTTGTATAGCTCTATTTCTACCTATCTTTTTTTCTTCTTCAATACTTCTATCCATATACATATCAAGTATTGGATTTACTGCTGACAAAGCTTTTGTTAGCTGACTAAACCCATCATCTTCTATAAGAGGTACAGTGCTTTGTCTGACAAAGGTATCAACAGGTCTTGCTGAAGATTGAAATGTAGGAGGACGGTAACTTGATGTCATTAGAAATTTCTTAAACCAACATAAGATTGAACACCAGCACCTAGCAGGTCAAAGATTCCTGTATTACTTGCTCTTGCTCTTGCATAAGCCTGGTTTTGCATATCTATAGCAGCATTACGTCTACTATCTCTTTGTGCTGCTAATCCTAATGATTGTCTTCTAAATTGTGCTGTTGCAGATTCCAAACTTTGATTTATAGAGTTTGTAAGATTTGCTGATTGTCTAGCAGCATCCATTGATAATAACTGTGCTGTACGACCACTTAAACCTTCTGTTGCTGCTACTGCTCCTCTTGCCTGTAATCCCTGTATGCCTGCTGCTAATCGTTCCTGTGCTTTACTTGCTCTTGTTTCCTTAAGGTTTGCTGCTAACCCTTCTTGTTGTTGTGCAAAGGCTTTTTCTGCTGACTCTGCTGATCTTGCTGCTGCTTGGTATTGATAACGTGCTGCCTGATTAGCTGCTCTGTTACCTTGAATAGCCTGTGCAGCTTGTATTCCTAACCCAGCATAAAACAAAGGTGCTGCTTGACCTAAACCCAATGCTAATGGTGCTGCTGCGACACACATTTAAGAGATCCTCAGAAATTCGTAGAATGGTTTACTTTCTTTTCCATATTCTTCGTGGTAGTTGATAAAAGTAAAACCTAAAGACTTTAACCACTTTATAGCAGATAGATTCTCTGCATATACCATATTGTATAGCAGATTATAACTTTTCAACAGGCTGTCTACCCATTTCCTTCCTTCTCTTATAAGTTGTATTTTATATTTTTTATTATTAAACAACTCATCTGTAGCTACCATCCATATACAACCATCAGCTACAACACCACATAAACCAATAGGACTATCATTGTCATCAGCTATTGCCATAGTTGTCTGACTATATAAATAAGCTAGTCGTAATGCTTCTTCTGGTTGATTTCCTGTTTGATAATAAGCTTCAATTTTGTCCATAATTCTCATGTTGTTTGCAACATAATTAAGATCATTTAAATTTGATTTTCTTAAATACCCCATTAAATACGTCTACTTCTCATATGGAACATAGCTTCATATTCAGCACTTGATAAGATTGTTGGTAGAAAAGTATTATTTTTAACATCTATTGTCACTCTATCTGCTCTACTCATAACTGGTACTTTAAATGTACCTGTCTCTAAACTTATCTGTCCTATAACATTTGATGCTGTACCTATGACATTACCAGTGAATTTATGTGTACTGGTATCTCTTTGACTAGGTGTTACTTCTACTTTAAAAAATCCAGTATCTTCAAATTTAATATAAAAATGTTTTAGTTGTAATCGACCGCTAATAATTTCACCACTTCTTTGTCCTCCTGATGATTCTGTAAGACGTTGAGATGAAAATCTATAGTGCATTTCAAAAGGTTCTCCAATAATAAATTTACTATTTCTTACATCTGCATTTGCAATAGTTATTGTGGATGTAAGACCATTTATAGAATTATCAGAAACTAACTTTTGTCCTGGTTTTAAAGTTTGTGTAACACCTAAAGCATCAACATAAGTGCTTGTTTCTGTTGATGATAAATATCTTCCAATAAATTCCATCTTGACATGTAATTTATATGGCACAGTAATAGTTGAAACTTTAGTAGTACTGTTGTAAGCAATGGAAACACCAGCAGTTGCTTCTGTAATTTTACGATCTAAATGAAATTCAAAATCAGCATTAGGTTCTTTAAAATCTGACGCAAAAGGTATTTTTTCTAAAATCACTTCTGCACCTAAATCATTAAACAATATAGACCTATCCGTTACTATAAATAAATCAGTACCAATAAAATCTATATTTTTAATTTCTCTGCTTGGATCAAAAGTATATGTAAACCATGCATTTAATATCTTTTCTGATTTTGATCCATATAACCATCTATTAATGTAAAGCACGTTAGGATTTGTTGCACCTAATAAAACCAATACATCTTCATTAGTAGAAACAGCAACTTTAAAAATATCACTTGGTATTAGTCTTGGAATATGAATAGTTATATTTGAAGCATCTTTTACATTAATATTTCCTTGCGATATATATTCTCTTACACCAGCAAAGTTACCCTTTTTTGTTAGATAATAAATAGAACTACCAGAACCTACAGGAGCAGCTTCATCTGTTGATTCAAATTCTGTTGTAACAACTACGTTAGCTGTTTTAGGTGTTAAGGAATCAGATGATGATGTAAGAACAAATTGTGTTTGATCAGAAAACAATATTAACTTTTCACCCATGTTTACAGCATTTTTAAGAATAGCTACTTTTGTATGAGAAGCTGCCACATCTATAGGATCACTGTCTACTACTGATAAAACTGTTTCTGGAAAGAAATTAAAGAACTCTGATACTCTTGAAAGTATTACATTGTCATCAGCTAAGAATCCTAATCTATTTCTAAAAAAGAAAACATTATTTATTTTTGATCCGATAAATGATGGATCTGGTGCTGATATTTCATCACCAACAGTTCGTTCCCCCCATTTAGGCAAAGTAAAAGAAACATTATTTACGGCATAAGTATCACCATCAACTCTTGCAAATCTAAAGTTACCATCAGTCTGTCTTACTAATACATGTGGCATGGTGTCATAATTAAACTTAAATTTTATACCTGCTTCTACTGATTCTTCCCATTGCCCTTCACCTAAAACACCTACACCACTGGAATTATTAGTAACAAATTTAACGTAATAATTATCAAAGTTTGTGGATTCATCACCTATTACTTCAACTACCATGCCATTAGGTGCGACTGCTGGTAAGTCTGTAAATTGTTGTACTGTATTTTTTACAGTTGTTATTTGAGTATTACCTTGAGTATCAGAAGACTCCACAGTAAAATCAGAATTATCATTTTTCTTTATATGTAATACTGGACCATTTCTAGCAATAGTAAAACCAGTTAAAGCTGAACTTAAAGTTGATGCTATAGATAGTGCAACAGTATTGGTACTAAGAGGATCATCATTTGACGTATCCTTTGTAGCTACTACATTATCAACCTTTACTGTATAAGTAGTTTTATCTGTTACACGATTAAAAAAAACTATTGCCTGTGTAACGTTACCTGTTGAAACGGTTGTATCCATTGCAGTGGTAACAGTTGTATTAACGATAAAAGTAAAATCAGCAATAGTTATAGTTTTTAATTGAAGTCTTGGATCTGTACAAGATAAATAATTTACGCCATCAGGTTTATTAACTGTAAGTTCTGTACCATCTAATTCAAAAACTCTTAGATTATTTGTAGTTAATAAAACAACATATCTTTCATTAAGATCTCTATTAATCATTCTTACATGACTATTTGCTATCTGCGTTCCACTAGCAATTAATTTACTTACAAACTGGCTGCCAGAACGCTTTGTAAGACCTAATACAGGATCGCTATTAGCATTATCCTGTATATCAGCATGATCAGCTTGTTTTGTTGATTCAGATCCTTGTGAAACCCCTCTTAATAAAGTTGGGATTGATCTTGATACAAGACCCATAATTACCTAATAAGTACGTTTGCTGGTGAATAAGTATCGAAAACATTTGTTAATGATGGATCACCTCTGAGAACATTATGATCACCATTAGCTAAGTCTGTTTCCATTAGTATAGCTCTCGCTCTTGTTTCATCTTGCTGCGTGTATGTTCTTAATCCTTGATCACTTACTAACCTATCAACAAAAACTCGTGCAGCTTTAATAATTACATATCTTCTGGCAGGTTCTGGAATCTCATCAAAAGTTCTTAAATATACAACAGTACAGATAAGATCTTCATCAAATTCAAATTTATTATTTAACCTGTCATATAATTTTAAACCACGTTGTATTGCATCTATAGTTGGATGCTGATGAATATTAGGATCAACTCTTAATACATCAGTAGAAAGTGCTACTTGTTTAGAAGCATCTCTAGTAAGAGTTACATCTATTTCAGTATTAAAAGACCATCCTTCACTCTGTACATCTTTATTAACTTCAGTAAGAGTGGACTGTGCTAGACGAGCATCAACAGGCAAAGTACCTGTAAGACTGTTAATAGGAGCTTCTCCTATAGCAGCCAACATAATGTTTACAGCTTCTAGTTCAGTGGTTGCAGCTACACTCATGCCTTACCTTTTTTATTTTTATAAAAGTCTCTTATAAGTTTCATATCTGATGGACTATGAGGACCAGGACCAGACAGACGTTTGTTTGCATCTCTTATCTCTTTAGGAATTACAGCAATTCTAAGATCTTTACGAGATTTCTTTTTACGTTGAGCAAGTTTTGCCATAATTAATAACCCTTTTTAGATACTTTAGAACCTTTTTTGGTTGTTGTCTTTTTGGTTGTTTTTTTACCGTAAGCCATAGTTTTAAATAGTAAGAAAAAGAGTACCCAGTTTACTGAGTACCCTTTGTGTTGTTATTAAGAGTTGGATAACTTGATAGCTGCTGCACACTCTGGTCTTAGGATTCCATGACCAAGTGCGTACTTCGCTACAAGCAATGTACCTTGGTACATAATACCGTAGTCAGAGCCTGAGATCTCAGTTGTCATATCCATTAATTTTACAGTTCCTACTGCTGATTTATGGAAGACAAGACCAATAGTTTTACTATCGTCACCACTGTATGTGTTGTTAGCACCTGATGGGTTTGATCCAACGTTTGATTGAGGTACGTTGTTACTCATCATTACAGGAATACCTGCAATCATTTGTACACGACCTGATGCAAACGAACCATTTCCACCTGGGTTGAAGTCAACATCTACAGTTCTTGTAGCTGATTCAGCTAACTTGTAATACTCAGCAGGTGGCAGTACACAGAAACGATCTGTTGGAGGAATGTCTCTTTCGTCAAATGTCTGTGCAATGTCATAGATAGCTGCTGCTATTTCATCACCAGATACGTTTGCTGAAGTTGTGTTACCAGAAGGTAGAGTTAGTGTAAGTCCACCAGCAGGTCCAGAAATTGTTGAAGATGCTCTTGAAGCATTTGCAATTACCTTCGCTACATTTTGGTCGTATGTTTTAGCGAGTGCCTTACCTAGCTCATCAGCGTAAGTAGCCCTTATATCGTAATGATTTTTAAGCTCATCTAGATTGCTTACAAATGCTTGAGAGATAAGCAGATCATCGATAGACACGATACGCTCACCATGTCTGATCTGGTTTGCCCCTACCAAGGGAACGCCAGGCGTATGATACGCTGCTGTTGCTGTTCCTGTTACAGGGAACTGTGCTGATTTACCTGAGGTTATGGTGCGAACAGAATGAAGTGAATCATTAAAGATGTTGTTACGAGCAAATGCTGTAAGAACTTCTCCACTGAACACTTTAAGGAACAATGCATCAAAGTTTGTTCCTGTATTGTTGACCAGACCCAGGCGTGAAACTGTGGCGTTAGCCATAGATTAAACTCCTTTTGGATTGATTAAATAATTTGAGAAACTAACTTCACTAATGTCTGTTCTCTCAAGTGTTATCTGACGCATCAGGCACTATTGATATTAAGATTTTCGTTTTGTTAAGTTTATACTGAACCGCAATTCCACTTGCGTAATGCAAGAGCTTTACGAGTCAACTTACCATCTTTCTTTAATGGTCCTTTTACCTTAGACATCCTTGCACAGAAAGATTTTCTTCTGGCTTTCTCTGTCTTGGATAGACCTGTCTTTTTAGTAACAGGAGCTTGCAAGTTTCCACCTGTTGCTCGGTTGTATTTTCTACGACCAGAAGCAGTAAGACCCCCTGTGGGATCTTTATCCTTCTTAGTCATTGATACTCCCTTCGACATAAAGGAAAGATAAGCAGTTAATTAAAATATAACACCCTTATGCAATCTTTAAACTGTTTCGTCCTTTTCTCCTTTTGTGATTGTAAGAAATTCTTTTACTGCTGGTCTTCTCTGCCTTAAATCTTGCCTTCTCTTTACTACTCATTTCACCTGTAGTCTTTGGTGTTTTACTACTAATTCTTTTAGATGGTCTACAGGCAGGATAGCCACGTTGATCTCCCTTTTGTCTTCCACAGGGTTTACCTGTTTTGACATCAACCCACTTCTCTTTAAACCATCTTGTAAGACTCATCAGACTAAATCCAAAAACATACCATACATTTTTTTAAGTCTTTTCATTTCTTTGTCATCACCTCTTCTTTTGGCTTGGTTAAAAAACATTTGAACCATGGCTTTATCAGAACCAGTAAGAGAACGTTTTGTCATTTGCCTACCTGTTTTTGTGCAGCAGTATGTGCCTGTTTGAATGTTTTACCTTCACGCATTAGCTTTTTCATAAGGTTCATGTGCTTGGGTGTGTGATGAACTGAATGTGCCTTCAGCTTTTTCATCTGTGAAAGATTAAGCTTTGCCATTTTTCTTTTTGTTTTTTCTTACTCTTTTAACAAGACCTGCTTCTCTTGCTGGTTGATAAAAATCTACCTCCATTGAATCAAAGTATTCTTGTTTTTCAGCAGGGGTTGGTATCCTAAAACCTGGTCTAATAACACCACCTCTTCTTGGACCTTTGATTCTTTTAGCAGCAGCTAATTCTTCTTCACGAAGAATTTTAAGATCCTCCCTAGTAATTTTATTTTTAGGTGATGCTAATGCTGCTATTTTTTTTTGTTTTTTTGTAAGTTTTGCCATGATTAAGTTTTACGATAACCTCCACCACGTTTTTTATAAGTTCTAACCAACCACGCATTAGCATAAGCAGAAGGATAAACTCTAAACTTCTTCTTTGCTTCTGACTTTACCCTTGCATAAAGCTTAGGATTAGTAGGTGTGTTAGCCATAATTAACGACCAGTGAATACGTCACTACCACCTAAGCGTCTTTGTACATCTTCGGTGTATGTAACATCTTTACCATAGCGTGGATCTGACATAGCAGTAACTACTTCTGCTGTTGATCTGAATGGTGTAGGTCCACCTGATGAAGCACGACCTGATACTAAACTTGGTTCAACACCCATAGCATTATTGTATTGAGAATAAAGACCTTGTACTGCCATTTTTATAGCAGGTGCATTTGCTGTTTCAGTCAAGTCATTGAAAGCTTTAACCTCTTCAGCAGGTAATGACTCTAAAGCCCATGCAACCATCTTACTGTAATTCTCATCACCACCAACTGAATCTTTAATACCTTGTATTTGATTAGAAGCAATATCTTCTGATTGACCACCACCTCTAAGTCCATCAAGATAGGTATCAATGATTTGTCTTGAGAACCCTGCTTCTCCTAACTTTGCGTAATCATCTTCTGAAATACCATCATCGTTATAAAACCTTTCTGATATTTCCTGTGGATCGATACCAACTTCTTCTAATACAGAAGCAAGGCCATCGCCATAATATTCTTCAGCATTAAATTCTGAATCAGTAATCTCTGTTTCTTCTTCTGATTGTGGTTGATCTTCTTCTGTTACCTGTCCTAGCTTACCTTCAAGTTCTTTATAACTGGCAGCAAGATCTTCTACTGATTTAAACTTACCTAAGATAAGACCATTCTCATCAGTTTCATTCTTTGCTAGTGTTTCTAAATCTTGTTGAGACATTGGTGGTGTCTCAGAGACATTTACCTGGGATGAAGTCATAAAATTTTATTAGTTATAAGTAATTGTACGTCCATTCTTAGTTTCGACCACCCTCGGCTTGTTGGGGGCAGGGTTATCATTAACACCTAATTCAGAAACTACAGCTTTTGCTACTTCAGTTTCTGGTGTTTTTGTTTCATCATTCTTCTTGGTTGGCATCATTAACCTCCGCTAGTTGTTGTGCTTGTGCATTGTTTTTAGGATCAAGTAATGGTGATCCAAGAGCAGCAGGTCCAAGACTTTGAATAAGCTGCTGCTGTTGCATAGCTTCCATCTCATTCTGTATCTCTTCCTGTGTCTTCACTAGGTTAGCAGTATCTATTCCGATAGAAGTTGCTAACCGTTTTATAGCTTCGTCCACGTTTACAAACTGCCTCATAATATCTGGACCTAAAGCTTGACTTACTGTTCCGATAAATTCAATAAGCTTATTCCTGTCATTACCACGACCAAGACCCTGTACCCCAGTAACGATCTTAGGTTTCACTAATTTCTCTGGTAGCTTCGGTGCTTTACCTGATCGGACAAGCATGTGCATCCTACGTCTTAGGTATGGTAGTTGAAACTCCTGTGTAAGGATACTGTAGATACCACCAAGACTGTTCTCTAATTCGTTAGCCATCATGGTAACTTCTGCTGCTGTTACTCTTTCTGCATCTCTCTGTACAGACCTTGCCATGAGGAAAGCATATTCAAGTCTTGATTCAATTCTTTGTATAGCAGAAAAAGACACTTGGAAGTCTGCCCCCTTTCCTACTTGCATGACGCTTATATCTGCTGCACTGCCTTCTCGTATTGCACCGTTGGGAGCTTTGGCTAGTGTTGCTGCTCTGGTTACACCATTAGGATTTACAAGGAATATAGTCTTAGCTGATGCCGCCGCACCTTCTATTATGGCTTGCATCAAAGCTTCCAAACTAATTAAGTCTCCTCTGTATTCTTCAACATATCCTCTACCGTAGTCTTCACCATCAATACGAACAAACCTGAGTGTTATCCAAGGTGATACATCTACCTTTGATCTGCCATCAGTACCTGGTATCTTTTCTCCTTTACATTCCTGATACCACATAAAATCATCATTCACTCTCTTGACGTATGTGTATATATCAAGGTCACTATCCATTGTCTTTTCATCATAATTCTCTTTCTTCTTGATCTGTTCTAAGAACTCTGGTGAAAGGGCATTAGGGCTTACTGATTCCTGTGTGATTATTTCCAATACATTACCAACAGCATCTCTTTTACATACAAACTTTGATAGTGGATATACTTTTAGTCCGTCATCTGTGAGATAGAGAAGAACATTCCCACCAACAATGAGGTGTTTGAGTGCTTCAAACATTGCCACCCTGTCGTTAGAGATCTCTATCTCATTCATCAAAGCTGTTTCTATTGTTCGTAAACCTTTATCTATCTCTGTCTCTAACCCTTCCTGTCCTTGTTTTAAAAGTTCAAGACTATCAATACTAAGTTTGAAGAAACTGGTTGATGGTGGTAGTAATGCAAATAATAGTTTTGAAGCAAGACTATTAACACCTCTAGCTCCTACAGCCTGGAAAGGGGTTTTAATCTTTGCCCTTGTACCTGTTGTACTTTCTGGAATAAGACTAGGAATGGTTAGCTTTGATGATTCCTTTGCTTCTCTATCAAAGGTAGATCTTGAACTTTGCAGTTGTGCATATCTACCAGCAGCACTTTGTCCTTGTTGGTTTGAATACTCCATTACATTATTTTGAGATCAAAGGGTGATCTGCTTCTACCTTTAGCTACTGTTTTTACAGGTTCATCTTGTGATCTTTGTCTCTTTAGTCTTTTAGTTACCTTCGATGTATCAATAGGATTTTCAACTTTTGTTTGTTGCCCTGTTACAACAGGAGCATCATTTCTTTCTCTCTTACTTGGTGTAAGTCCTAAAGCTCTTGATACTGGTGCTAATACACACATAATTAATACCTCAAGTTACTTGCAATAGTTACAGGTATTCTTAGCGACTCTGTACCTAATGATCTAGATCTCTTAGGTTTTCTCTTTCCTCCTTCGGTTGTTCTTTGAGAACCAACTACAACATTCTTAGCAGTTTGTTCGGGTCTTGGTGCTGTTGGTCTTGGTGCTGGTAAAGGTGGTGCAGGTTTTGGTCTTGGTGGACACATAGTTAGTTCTCCAGAACTGTTTGTGTAAGCATGGTATCTTTTTGTCTTGCCTGTTGTTCAATCAGGTAATCTACAACATACCGTTGCCCTGCTTTGTACC